AATGCACGTGAGTCTGAAGGATCCATATCTACATATACATCACTTAAACATATTGATTTTAATTTAGATGAAAGCTGGATGATTTTATCTAGGATACGTAAAGTCAAAGAAGAAGTTGAACAAGATTTATATGACATGGGTATTTACTTTCAAGACGTACAAGGTCGTAAATCATTTAAAATGGAGCAATGGCAAGCTATTAAAGCTTGGAAACATCTGATGGAAGGTGGCTCAGTCACAAGAGAAGAAGCATGTATCATGTATCACTATATACAAAACATTGACCACGGCTACCGATCAGCGGATAGTCAGAAATGGAATTTTGCACATCCTAACCAGCCTTTTAATTATGATGAACTACAATTAAGAGCTGGCTTACAAGAACCAAAAGCAGACTGGGTAGATGCATTTAAAATAAGATTTAAAGATAAAGAAAAAAATTATTTAATAAGACTAAGTAATTCTGGAGTTAATTTAGATGAATCATCTAAGATTATTGTAGACACTATTCATGCTGTAAAAGGTGGAGAAGCAGATAATGTAGTTATGTTAGCCAAATCAAACTGGCCATCGCATTACGAAAAAAAGAACTTACAAGAAAAAATTAAAGAACTTAGAGTTTGGTATACAGGTGTAACAAGGACAAAAAAAGCTTTACATTTGGTCAATACTGATCATAAATATCATTTCCCACTGGGTAAATTTTATAACAACTATAAGGCAAACTATGAACACAAAATCAGACATGCAGAAAGCGTTCCCTTCTAGTAGACAAGAAGGTGGCTCACACTACAAACTAAAAATCCAACCTTGGACTTTTATAACAGAAAACAATCTTTCATATTTTCAAGGCAACATCATTAAATATGCTGTGAGATATCAAAAGAAAAACGGAATAGAGGATTTAAATAAAATTAAACATTATTGCGATTTAGAAATAGAAAGAATTAGAAAGAGCTGGGATGTATAGAAAAATACATTTTTGGTTTTGGACTAAGGTTGCAAGTTTATCTTGTTATTTAGAAAATAAATCTTGGGAAAAACTTTGGAAGCATAAAAAATTTAGAAAACAATTCAAAGATGAAACCATTTGAAGTTCACACTCACCTATTAAGAAGACTTAAACAAATTGGTTTACAATTAAATCACATTGTAGATGTTGGATGTCATCAAGGTAAATGGACGGAGAAAGTAAAATTGGAATATCCTGATGCAAATTATTATTTAGTAGATAGTTCAGATACACATCAAGAAAAACTACAGTCGTTAGGTAATTTTATTCATGCATATGTTGGACAACACAAAGAACAAAGAGAATACTATTCAACTGGTAAAAATATGGATGAGACAGGTAACTCATTGTATAAAGAAAACTCTAATGTACCGTTTGAAACTAAAACTGTAATGACAGAACCATTGCAAAACATTCTACCAGATAATAATTACGATTATATTAAAATGGATGTTCAAGGCGCAGAACTTGAAATTGTTGAAGGATCTTTAGATTTATTTAAAAAAACTAAATGGGTTCAATTAGAGTGTCCTGTATTTCATAATAACTCTGGGTCACCAAAGTTTGAACATTACATTAACTACATGGCAAATAGTGGATTTAGAGTGTTTGACATTGATAGTATTTTATATAATTACAGATTAATGGCAGTTGATTTTTTATTCGTAAACAAAGATATGCCAGCACAGTTACCAACCGAAGGAGATAAATTAATTTATACTCATCATGACACATCAGCTTAATTTTGTATTTCAAGAATCAGATTGGGTATGTCCAAGTGAATATCCAGACCTATCGCATGCAGACGCAATTGCAATTGACTTAGAAACTAAAGATCCAAACATGAAAACGTTAGGCCCAGGATGGCCACGATTTGATGGCGGTATTGTAGGTTTCGCTGTTGCTACAGCTGGTCAGCAATATTATTTTCCAATACATCATGATGCTGGTGGTAATATGGATGAAGGTATTACAGTTGCATACATACAAGATCTATTAAAATTACCTTGTCCTAAAATATTTCATAATGCTCAATACGATGTAGGTTGGTTGAAGATTAACGGCTTTGAAATTAATGGTAAGATCATTGATACTATGGTTGCTGCTGCAGTTATAGATGAAAATAGATATTCATATTCATTAAACTCACTTGGATTTGATTTACTTGGTGAAATAAAATCAGAGCAGTTTTTAAAAGACAAAGCAAAAGAGTGGGGTATAGATCCTAAAGCAGACTTATGGAAAATGCCAGCTGGTTATGTTGGACATTATGCAGAGCAAGATGCTGCATTAACTTATAAACTTTGGCAACATTTCAAACCAATTATTGTTAAAGAGAACCTACAAGACGTTTTTGATTTAGAAATGGAGTTACTACCTATTCTTATTGAGATGAGAATGACAGGTATCAGAGTTGATTTAGATAAAATCAAAGTTCTTAAAAAAGATTTTGTATCAGACGAAAACAGAATACTAAGAGAAATAAAAGATCTTACCGGGATGAGTGTCGATATCTGGGCTAATAGATCTGTAGCTAAAGCATATGATCATTTAGGAATTGATTATCCATTATCAGAAAAAGCAAAAGAACCTAGCTTTACATCTAATTGGTTACAAAACTCTGATCATAAACTTTCAAAGTTAATTAGAAATGCAAGAGAAGTAAATAAATTTCACTCTACATTCTTAGATGCAATAGAAAGATATTCATTTAAAGGACGTATACATTCAGAGATACATCAACTTAGATCTGATGGTGGTGGTACAGTTTCTGGAAGACTAAGTTATTCAAACATGAACTTACAACAAATACCAGCACGAAATAAAGATTATGGAGACAAGATAAGAAGTTTATTCTTACCTGAAGAAGGAAGACAGTGGGGATCTTTTGACTACTCACAACAAGAGCCAAGATTAGTTGCACACTATGCTGCAAGTATTGATGCTGGATTTTCTGGTGTAGATGAATTTATTAAATCATATCAAAATGAATCTGCAGACTTCCATCAGTTGGTTGCAGATATGGCTGGTATACCAAGAACCGCTGCAAAAACAATTAACCTTGGTATCTTTTATGGTATGGGTAAAAATAAATTATCTAGAGAGTTAGGTATTTCAAAAACAGATGCTGAACAATTACTACAAAGATATGACAGCAGAGTTCCATTCGTTAAAAAATTAGCAAGTGAAGTTATGTCTTCAGCAAGTAAGTTTGGTTTTATAAGAACAATCAAAGGCCGTAAGTGCAGATTTAATATGTGGGAGCCAACAACTTTTGGTATGTACCAAGCAATGAAATATGAAGAAGCTAAAGCACACTATGGTAATAATATAAAAAGAGCTATGACTTACAAAGCATTAAACAGATTAATACAAGGTTCCGCTGCAGATCAATCTAAACAAGCAATGATAGATTGTTATAACGCTGGATATAAACCATTATTACAAATTCATGATGAATTATGTTTTTCTATAAATAGTGAAAAAGATATTAAAGAGATATCGCACATCATGGAGAACTGCATAGAAAATTTAAAAGTGCCTTTTAAAGTCGATGTAGCATTAGGACCAAGCTGGGGAGAAGCAAAGGAGTAATGGTGAAGATATTTTTTATATTGAATGTAATTATGATTTTTGGAATAATGTATATTGTTCATGGATAATTATAAACAATGGTTAAAAAACTTTGAGCAAAGCGCAGAAAAAATACTTGAGACAGGAAAAACCAATAGTGAATTACATAAGAAAAAATGTGAAGACTATGTGCAATTTATGCAAAAAGAAAGAAGCAGACGTAATCGAAGATAATATTTATTATTGTGCTAAGTGCATGTGTAGTAAATTAGGGTTAAAATAAATGTATGAAACTTTTTGCAATATTTGGAATACTTTGTGTCACCAACTCCAACATAAGCGATCACAGGAAATGTATGAATTTCTGGGAGGACCCAGTTGTAAAATACCAAAAACAAGAATGCATCAAACAAGTACAAAAAAGAGGTGATATGATAGAGAAAAGGTTTAAAAATGAAGGATTATTTATCGAAAGCCTTGAGTTGTATTGTCTACCAGTAAATTAGGTGATAAGATATGATAGAAAAAGCATATAAATTTCATGTACGATCTAAAGGTCTGTATATACGTGGGATATTAAGTGCAGATGGTAAAGCAAAAAATATAAAAGTTTTACCAGAAACAGTTTATCGTAAAGATAGACTATATATAACCTATGAGGAGGTTAGCGATGAAAAGCTCGAAAGAGATCTTAGCGCAAAAAATGAGACTTGAGTCTCAATGGAACCTTGCATACTTAACTAACGGAAAAGTAACTCCAGACATGAATAGCATTCAAGAAGAAATAAAAGAATGTAGAAGAGAGTTAGTTAGAAGAGATGAACAAGACGCTATGTTTGAACATAAAGCATTAGATAATTTAGAAGGTCAAATATCTATTGCTAGTTAAATAATTTACCAGTTCTATAATTAGGATTAGGTATTTTACTTTTGTTGCACTGTTTACAAGAATCTGTAACAGTCTTAAGCGGAACTCTTGACACTACTTCAGTAATCCACCCTTGACCATTACAGAAACTGCATTTAGTCGTTTTATCTTTGTTCAGAAAGAGAGAGTTCAATATATTTTTGAATTCTTTTTTCATTCCAACCTTTAGATATTTTAAAATTTAAGAACCCAAAAAATTTTACAAACTTTTTTTCAGGTAAGTAAGGTTTTAGAGAATGTGATATTTTCACATCTTCCATTGTAAATTTTTTCATTTTAGTCCTTTCACCATTTTAGTTTTACCATAATCATTTATTAAAATAGTCCACTCTTGCTGACCATCAAAATAATATCCATGTACATTCCAAGTCATAACATAAGAAGTTGGGGCTACAGCTGTAGCCCCTTTGGGTTTACTTCTTTAACTCCTTCCCTTCTTTAAGCATTTGTTCTCTCATCTTAGCATGAGCAACACCTTGCTTTTTAGCTATCTTACCAACTTCTTGGTCTACCATTTTATCAATCATAGCCCCTGGTTTTCGATAACCATGTTTACATAAAGCTTGGAGTATATGGTAACTGTCAACATTAACTGCAACAGATTTCCATTTGTTTATGTCCATTGTTGTATATCCTTTCTTTCTAGTCGTTGAACTCATAGTCAACATCGTTGTAACCACGATCCTTGACCCACTGAACCAACTTCAGTTTTTTATATTTAGTTCTGCCTTTTGCAAGTCCAGAATTATAAATATGCTCAAACCATTGAAGGTAACTATCTCTATTTGTAGCACCAGCAAGTTTAAGACCATTTGCTTTTAATGCAGATTTAAAACGATCCCAAATAAAATCAGGGTGTCTGTTTAACATAATAAAAGCACCAATGAATGCACGTTTATAAGACGGCACATATTGTCTAGCTGTTAACATTTTTGCACCTAACGCATGAGCCTTTTCAATATGTCCAGCTGGAATTTTAAAATCCCCTAACTGAAAATCCTCAGTAATGTTTTTGTAGATACAAGCTTTGTTTAACAACATCAGTATTGAAGCCTCGATACTTACTTCATACTTTTCAGCTATATGTTTAGCAATACCATAATCTTGCTTTCCACGTTTTGCATGGAAGTCACAATAATTATCTAATGACCACTTTTTTTGATTTGCATTTATTCTTGCAACATCAAGCTGATCATTAAAATTGCCGTACATAAATTTAATTGGAAGACCTAATTGTTTGTAAGCTTCCAATCTGTGTTGACCATCCATCACAGCTTTATCGGTTTTGTTTACCAAAATTGGCACATCCAATTTTTTTTCGGCAATAGCTTTTTTAAGTCTTTCAACATGACTTTGAATAATATCTCTATTACCTTTGACTTTTTTAAATTGTCCGTAATCTTTAGTTTCAAAAACTACAGACTTTATTTCTTTGTTACGCATTAAACACCTCCTTGGGTTGCGCTGTTAAATTGAGACCAATGCACCATTGCTTCAGCCTCATCTTGGTTATTTCTACGTCCATCTAACTCATCAAAAATAAGTGACGTAGCAGTTTGTTCAGTAAAGATAACTTTATCTCTACCATTTAAATTTAGAGAAAGATTCATCAACTTGTCGACAGCATCTTTAAACCCTTGGTCGCCCTCGCCAATTGGTCCTCCTCTAACATCAAATTCTGGAACATTTTTTAAAACGTCTTCAACTCTTTTATTGAAGTCTATCCATGCCTCAGAATTTACATTTAAATTAATCATACAGCCGTTGTATATATAAAAGAATAATAATTCAACCCATAAAATTACATTTTTTTCTTGATAATCTTATAGGACTATCCTATATAGATTTTGATGATTAACCATAACCAAAGGAGGAAAAAATGGTACAAATCGTTAGAAAAAGCAAATTAACAGCAAAGCAAAATAAGTTAATTTGTAATGCCTATTCTGTGAAAATATCAAAATCACAGTTTGATAAATCATGGAATGTAATCAAAAAAGAAGTTGATTCGTTAAGAGACGAACTCAACGCAGATCAAATCATTGCAGATAATGGTGATGGATTAGGAAACAGAGGGTTTATGTTTGTAAGTAAAGAAAGATCTTACTTCGATGTAAATAAGTTTTCTGAAGAAAATCCAGAATTATACAAAAAGTATTTGACCAAAAGACCATACTTCGAGTATAAACCAGTGTCATAGGAACAAGAAGTTCCTTCCCTTAAAATTGGTGGGCAGTCGCAAGATTGCCCACTTTTTTTATGTCTGTTATAATTATGAATTATGCCAGCACCAGTATTAGGATTACCAGCTTTAGCACAACTACTTGCAGCGTCAGGGATTGTTGTAGGTGGTGCCGTTGCGCAAAAACAAATTGAAGATAAATTAAAAACTTTACCTGAA